CAACACTAATATTGCAGGATTAAATGTTAAAAAATATTATTAGCACCATAGCACCAGCACTAGGATCAGCGCTTGGAACACCACTAGGCGGTGCAGCAGTCAGTATGATCGCAGAAAAGTTAGGAGTACCTAATAATCAAAAATCAGTTGAAAAAGCAATACAACAAGCGACACCAGAACAGTTATTAGAACTTAAAAAGGTAGAAAAAGACTTTGAAGTAAAGATGAAAGAACTAGAAGTTGATGTCTTTAGGCTCGAGACACAAGACGTGCAAGATGCTAGAAAAACTTTTAGTAGTGACTGGACATCTAAATTACTAGGTCTTGTGGTTATAGGTGGTTTCATGGGTTATATCTTTTTGGTCACTATACAGCCACCTGAACAAAACTCAGAAGCTTTAATAAACCTGGTGTTGGGTTATCTAGGTGGTTTAGCATCAGCAGTTATATCTTTCTATTTTGGTGCATCACATAAGAACGACAAAGAATAATGGCACACAAAAGACAAGCAATCAGAGAAAGGGTAGCCAGTACACTGACAGGTTTGACAACCACAGGCTCTAATGTCTTTCAGAGCAGAGTATATCCCATAGAGAATACCAAACTACCTTGTTTATTGATCTACACAAGAGAGGAGACTTCAGAGCCTTTGGTGATGAATCCACCCAGAACAATAGAAAAAGTTTTGTCTTTGGTTATAGAAGGTTATGTCAAAGCCAACACTAATTTTGACGATACAATAGATACCATTTGTGAAGAAGTAGAAGAAGCTTTGTTTACAGATAGATTAATTAATAATCTTGCTCTTGATAGCTTTTTAATCAACACAGATATATCTTATAACGGAGAGGGTGATAATCCTTTAGGAATAGTTGTAATGACTTTCCAAATAACTTATCATCATACAGAAGGAAGTATTTAATTATGGCAACTTTTTCAGGTTCAGCAGGTGTAGTCAAAGCAGGTGGCAACGCTATTGGTGAAATCAGATCATTCACTGTCGATCAGACAGCCGACACAGTAGAAGATACAGCGATGGGTGATAGTTTTAGAACTTTTAAAACAACTCTTAAAACTTTCACAGCTTCAATCGATGCACTTTTTGATGATACAGATACGGCTCAAACCGCTATGACAAGTGGTACAGAGTTAGCTTTTTTGTTTCACCCAGAAGGCACAGGTTCACCCAAAAGACAATTCGCTGGAAGTGGTATTGTGACTGGCATATCTCATAGTCAAAGTTTCGATGGCTTAGTAGAAAGATCATTTACAGTACAAGGCACTGGTCAACTGACCATCAGCGATCAATAATAATTGAAAGCAATAGATCGAGCCAAAGCTCACTTTGACAGTCTTGATGTCAAAAAAATAGTTGTGCCTGAGTGGGGTGAAGCAGATGCACCTTTAGAAATCTATGCCAAGCCTTTAACCCTACAAGAAACCTCTAAGCTTTATGCTATGGCGAAAGACAACGAGATGACTATGTTGGCTTATGTGCTTATATACAAAGCCTTAGATGCGAATGGCGATCAAATCTTTTCTTTAGAAGATAAACAAACACTGCTGACAAAAGTAGATCGTAATGTCCTAATCAGAGTATCTAACGAAATCATGGCGGAAAAGCCACAAGATGAAGTAAAAAAAAGTTAGCAGACGACCACCACCTCTATAATCAATTACAACTTGCCGAACTTCTAGGCAAATCACTCTATGAGGTTCAGCAAATGTCTATAGAAGAATACCAATTATGGACAGCATACTTTAGAATAAAAGCAGAAAGACAGAAAAATGGCTAACCAAACATATAAGATTCTCATATCTGCTAAAGACAAAGCTAGTGCTTCTTTTAGGTCTTTGAATAAAGTTGCAGGTGCAACAAGCAAAGTTGTTGGTGGTTTGACCAAAGGTGTAGCCACTGCCACAGTTGCCCTTACAGCAGCTTCAGTAGCAGTAGCAGCAGTCGCTAGAAGTTCGTTTGAGTTTGCAGATGCTATCGGCAAAGTCTCAACTAGAACAGGCATAGCTACAGACACAGTACAAGCCTTCCAAATAGCAGCAGTCGAATCAGGTTCTTCTGTAGAGATTGCTAACAAGTCATTAGAAAAATTTACTAGATCGGTTGGTGATGCGCAAAGAGGTCTAAAAACACAAGCAGACATATTCAAAGACCTTGGTGTTTCTATAGAAGATGCTAACGGCAATACAAAAGACATGGACACTCTTTTACGTGAGGTGTCTGATGGCATGGCAGGTCTACAATCACAATCAGAAAAAGCTACAGTTGCAGCCAATCTGTTTGGTCGTGCTGGTATTCAAATCGTAGATATCTTAGACAATGGTGGTGCTGCTTTTGATGCTTATATAGACAAAGCCAAAGCTTATGGCTTGGTCTTAAGTGAAGATGGTATTAGAAAATCTGAGAAGTTTAACGATACATTGGCTTTTATTACAAGGCAATTCAAGACAGCCACAGCAGCTATATCTATAGCTTTCTTGCCGATACTACAAAACTTGGCTACTACTTTCAAAGAAGTAACAGCATCTACTGTAGTTGGTCAAGATGGTGTCATGAAGTTTGGCGAAAGCATAAGAGATGTGGTGCTTGAACAAGTTGACGGCTTCATTAGAGGTTTTGCAGACTTTCTTGATGCTATACACAATGTCAGACGAGGGCTTGTGCAGTTTGCTGTTGATGTCAAACGTAAATTCTTAGAAACAGAATTAGCAACTTTGCAATTCAGAAAAAACATGGACATCTTAGGTCTTGCCACAGAAACTTTCGATGCATTGATTAGAGCAACCACAACAGCACTAGAGACAAATTCTAACCAAATGAAAATATTTGATGCGCAAAATAAATCAGGTGGTGATACAGTCAGAAAGTTTGCAGACGATCTGAAAACACATTTCGTAAAAGTTTTAGGCATGAGTGATGAAGAAGCAACCAACCTAATAGACAGTTACAATGCACTGATCAACACCTTCAAAGAAACAGATGTCACAGACATAGCTGCGCCACTTGAAAAATTTAGAAGTGAATTAAATGAGTTTAGCGAACAAACATTTAAAGATAACCTCATAGTCAAAGGCTTCAAAGATGCTGAAGATGCTTTGGTAAACTTTACGCAAACTGGCGAACTTAACTTCAAAAACATGGTAGACAACTTTATAAAAGAACTTATCAGATTGCAGATTAGAATGAACATAATAAAACCATTTTTCACAGCCTTTAAAACTGCTGGTGGTATTGGTGAGGGTGGTCTTTTCGCAGGTTTGAAAGCAATCTTTGGACGTGCTACAGGTGGTGCTGTCACACCAAATAGACCATTTATGGTTGGTGAGCGTGGCGCAGAATTATTTGTGCCTAACACCAGTGGACAAATCATTACAAACGAGAACACTAAAGCACTCATGGCAGGTGGCAATCAACCAGTCAATGTCAACTTCTCGATACAAGCCACAGATGCTAGTGGTTTTGATGAACTCTTGACATCAAGAAAAAATCAGATTGTGGCTATGATTTCTCAGGCGATGAACCAAAAAGGTAAGGTAGGCTTAGTATGAGTGGCGCATTTCCGACAACCAAAAAGCCTAGAGTATTTAACTTTAGTTCCAACCGACCTAACAGCACAGCTTACACTTTGAGTGGCAAAAGATCAGTCAAGCAATTTGCTGCTCAGTTTTTTAGTTTCACTGTGCAAATGCCACCAATGCAACAAAGCGACTTTCAAGCTTTTCATGCTTTTCTTATCAAACAAAAAGGTAGCTTTTCTACTTTCACTTTTGAATATCCATTAGAGAATCAAGGCGCAGATAAAGCGCAGACAGATATATTAGTAAATGGTGCTTTAAGTATAGGCTCAAATTCTATAGCTATGGACGGCTTCACCAACTCGACCACAGGTGTTCTAAAAGCTGGTGATCTTATCAAGTTTGCAGGTTCAGGTCATACAAAGGTTTACATGGTCACAGCAGATACTAACTCTAATGGTAGTGGACAAGCATCAGTCAGCATTGAACCACCCTTACAAGTTGCTATAGCTAACGATGAAGCTGTCACAGTCAACAAGCCATCTTTCACTGTTGCTCTAGTTCAAGACGATATTCTCTACAGTACAGATGCTTCTGGGCTATTTAGTCTAGGTTTTGAAGTTAGAGAGGTCTTATAATGGCAAGAACTTTAAGTTCTAACATACAAGCCGAGCTAGTCAAAGAAGGCATAAGGGTAGTACACCTAGTCAAAATAGATACCAGCACAGCAATCACAGTTACTAATCATGTCAAAGATATAGTCTTTGATTCTGTGACTTATCAAGCAGGTGGTAATTTCTTAGACGTTGCTGAAGTACAAGAAACAGGCAGCCTTGAGTATTCCGATCTGCATATCAGTTTAAGTAATGTCACTGATACTGTGCGCAACATATTCAAAAGCCAAAACTATGTCAACAAAACTGCAACAGTCTTTGTCGCTTTTCTTGATGCTAACGAAACCTTAATAGATGCTTATGAGTATTTTTCTGGCAACTTGACAGGTTCTAAAATAATTGAAAGTGCAGGAGCTTTCAAAGTTGATGTCGAGATAGCTTCACAATGGAAGAATTGGGATATACAAAAAGGTCGTAAGTTTACACAAGCGTCACAAAATGAGTTTCTTACACGCAACTCTTTAAGTGCTGACATCGGCTTAGAGTATGCACATGAATCAACAGAATCGGTTAGGTGGAATAGATAGTGTTTAATCGCTGGAAAAAAATCAAGCCATACTTGCTCAATAAGATAGCACCACTTGAAGGTGGTGGTTTGCCCTCAGTACCTCCACCAGTCGCTTTTTTCCTGCGTATTGGCAAAGCAATTTTTGATTTCTTTACAAGCAAAGCAGTCCAAACTGGTTTGTTCGTTATACAAGGTGTTACAGCACACAAAGCAGCCATGAAAGCCAAAGAACGTGGTGCTGATATACTCTTACAAAAATATGGCACTGGTAAAGGTATGCCAGTCATCTATGGTACAAGACGTGTTGGTTCTACTGTGGTCTACATGGAAACCATCAACAACAAAGAACTCTTTGTAGTCTATGCCCTAGCAGGACATGAGATTGACGGCTTCAATTTAGAATCTATACACTTGGACGGCAGAACAATTAACGACAGCACTATCTACAGGCAGGGTTATGTAGTGTCAGACGGCACAAACCGTGTGTCCTCTAACGGCAGTACAGTCACTAGAGCTAGTGGCAACTTCTATGGCTCAACGACAGCAGAAATAAATAGCATTTTGACTGGTGCTAACACAAGTACAAATCCACGTATGGTCTTTAACTTACACAAAGGCACAACTGCTCAAGCAGCCGATCCTATGTTAGTAGGCTGTATTCCTTCTTGGACAAGTAGCCACAAGCTGACAGGTATCACTTACGTAGCTGCTAATTTCGAGTATGACACTAAA